CTATATCTCTTCGTCAATCTCAATCCCAGACTTGAATTCAACGGTGAGCTTATCTTCATATATCGTTACTTTTTCAATAAGCCGCCTTACCAACTGCTCATCATATTCCTCCAACTCTGCGGATTGTTTATTCAAGAAATCAGTCATTTCAGCGATTCGTTGCCTTTTTCCTTCTCGCTCTGCATTTTCAACAAGTGCATTTTGCTTCAATTCTCGAAGGCGGTAAATTTCATCAGCCACATCTTCATAGTCATTCTTGGATTTTGCTTGAATAAGAAGCTGTTGTTGTAATTCTTCCAATTTGCTATCAATGTCATCAGTGGCATTATCATTTTCTCCATTAAATACAGTAGCTATATTTTTCTGTAGCACCTTGAGGAATGAGTCTTTGTTAGCCAAAAGTTCGTTAATAGCCTTAACAACTGCTTTCTGCAATGTTTCCTCATTTATGGTAGGGGCAGTGCATTCAGACCCTTTTTCCTCCAATCGGCTGACGCATCTCCAAACAATAGATTTGTAACCTCGGTTATTCCAATGTACTCGTCGATAAATATCACCGCAATGTCCGCAGTAAACAATACTCGATAAAGCATACTTACTGCTGTAAACTCGCTTTTTACAGCCCTTGCCACCGCGAAGATTTGCTCTTCGAATCATCTCTTCTTGAACCTGCATAAAAAGGTCTCGTGGAATGATAGGCTCGTGGCTATTTTCTACATAATATTGGGGAACGATGCCGTTATTCTTGACTCGCTTTTTAGAAAGGAAATCAACCGTATATGTTTTTTGTAGAAGGGCATCACCGATGTACTTTTCATTCTGCAATATCTTTTTCAGTGTTTCCGGTCTCCATTTGGCTTTGCCTGCCGCTGTAAGGATACCGTCAGCTTCTAGTCCTCTTGCTATCTGTAAAAGACTAGCACCTTCAAGGTACTCTCTGTAAATCCGTTTAACAACCTCAGCACCCTCTGGCTCAATCACTAGTTGCTTGTTTTCATCCTTGGTGTATCCAAGAAAACGCTTGTGGTTGACTTGGACTTCACCTTGCTGATATCTATACTGAATACCCAGCTTTACGTTCTGGCTTAAGGACTGACTTTCCTGTTGGGCAAGGGATGCCATGATGGTCAGCAATACTTCACCCTTAGAATCCATGGTGTTGATATTCTCTTTCTCGAAGAATACCGCGATGTTTTTATCCTTTAACTGACGGATGTATTTAAGGCAATCCAACGTGTTTCTGGCAAATCGGCTGATGGATTTTGTGATAATCATGTCAATTTTTCCTGCCATACATTCTTCAATCATGCGGTTGAACTCTTCACGCTTCTTGGTATTTGTACCTGTGATGCCGTCATCTGCAAAAATACCTGCCAGTTCCCATTCCTTGTTCTTCTTAATATATTTTGTATAATGCTCGATCTGAATTTCATAACTTGAAGCCTGCTCTTCACTATCCGTTGAAACACGACAGTAAGCAGCCACTCGTATTTTGGGTTTGCTTTCACTATTTTTATTATTTCCAACCCGTTTAATTGCCGGAATCACTGTTACATTCCTACTTACCGCCACTTGTTACACCTCACTTTCTATCAGACTGTAAGCATATTCCGCCTGCTTGTATGGATCTTCATATTTTTGCACCAGAGGTTTTACTTTGAACTTTACAGGGTAATCCCTTACCGGTTCATCTTTAGGCTCCCATATCCTTCCGAGCTTTTCTGCTCGTTTTCGTTTTTCTACTCTGGCTTTTTCAAAGGTCTCTTCATCAATAATTGGAGGGTAGAATTCATCGCCCAAGTAATGCTTGTTCTGCAACATCTTACTTGCTGTGGCATGGTAGCAGTCTATCCCAGCTTTTTTAGTAGCACCCTTCAAAGAAAGTCCTGCCAAGTATCCTGAAAATAATTCTTTTACTTGTTCTGCTGCTATTTCATCTACAACAGCCTTTCCATCTTCAATTCTATATCCATAGGGTGTGTGACCCATCTAATTCACCAACCTTTCCTTCAATGTGATTCCACATTTTAATTCAAATCCAACTTCCTCTCGTGAAAATACCATAATCTTTTCTACGTAATTTTCAAACAGCTCATCCTCATAGGCTGTAAGCATTTGGGACTTAGTTGCAAACTTAAGCAGACGGTCAACCTCTTCAACTTTTGTAAAATTCCCATTGACGGAACGAGTAAGTTGATCCTTTTCGACAAGAAGCCTTTCTCTTTCTGCTTCCAATGAATTCTTTTCTTTATTAAACAGAGCAGGTTCCAGATATCCTTTGGCCATTAAACCCGTCAGCATCTGACTCTGCTCCATGTTGTTTTCAATCTTAGTTTCCAACTCTTCAATTCTACGAAAACTCGCTACATTATTCTGGTTACGTAACCCATTCAAAAGTGGTCTTAATATGAACTTCTGACCGTAAATGAGTTTATTCATCATCGTAACAAAAGCAGTCTTTATATCTTCATCTCGAATGAACTGCATAGAACATTCCGTTATATTGCCTATATGCTTACTACAGCACCAAGCGACGTATTTTCTTCCAGATGAATGAATTCGTCTTTTAAAGGTACTGCCACATTCCGAGCAAATAATTTTGCCAGAAAAGGAATATCGGTTTTGATATTTACTGTTGCGCTTTTCGATGCCTTTTTCCTTTGCTCTCTGATTGAGAACGACATCTACAGCTTCAAAATCTTCATGGCTAATAATTGCCTCATGATGGTTTTCTACTAAGTACATATTTTTCTCACCGTAATTGGTGTGCCTGTTAAAATGGCTGTCAGTATAGGTCTTTTGCAAAAGTACATCACCAGTATATTTTTCATTGGTCAAAATTCCTCGAATGGTAGTAGCCGTCCAACGGCCACCTCTTTTTGAAGGGATACCCTTTTGATTAAGATCATTTGCAACTTTCTGTGTACCTTTACCCGATAACACTTCTGCAAAAATATACTTTACAATTTCAGCCTGCTTAGGAATTACTATCATTTGACCATCCATGTTTTGATAGCCATAGGGTGGATAGGAAATTTTAAAGGTTCCGTTTTGAAATCGTCTTTGAATGGCCCACTTCGTATTTTCTGAAATGGAAATCGATTCGCTTTCTGCAAGTCCGCTTAAAATAGAGAGCATCAACTCGCTTTCCATTGTCCCCGTATTGATGTTTTCTTTCTCAAAATAAATATGAACCCCAAGGCCGATCAGTTTGCGAACCATCTCCAAGCAGTCTGTAGTATTTCTCGCAAATCGGCTGATGGACTTTGTAATAATTAAGTCAATCCTTCCAGTTTCACAGTCTGATAACATTCTAAGCAAGTCAGAGCGGTTTTCCTTTTTCGTGCCACTGATTCCCTCGTCATAATATAAGCCTGCATATTCCCATTCTGGGTTCGCCTTTATGTAGGTCTCATAATGAGCCTTTTGTGCTTGCAAGCTGACTAGCTGTTCATTACTATCTGTGGAGACTCGGCAGTAGGCAACTACTCGTGTTTTTGGCTTAATAAAAGAGTTGGCAAGATTTCCTTCTATTTTCGTTATCTTTTTCATCCTCTCACCTCCTTCTTGGTAGGTCACATATTACCTCTGAAACCCTTATATATCAACGATTTCAGGGCATTATCTCTGCCAAATAAGGGGAGAAAGTTTGGCGGTTGAGTGCGTCTATCTTGTTGAATTCTACTTCAGTTATTAAGCCTTTTTCGAGCATCTTTCTCAGCAATTTTTCTGCCTGAATATAATCAAACTCACGTTGTAACTGTTCCTGTGACACTCTCTTAAGTGCGGTGGTGCTTTTGTCTATAACCTCATCCGAGATCTTCGTAACTTTTTTATCCTCGTGCAGATTCACTAGGAATCACCTCCTACCTAATAGCCGTGGGAACAGGTCGAAGTTGAGGATTTGTTAGAATTTAATAAAATCAAGGCATAAAAAAAGGGCCTGCAAGGGAAGAACCCCACAGGCTAGATAAATTAATAGTTTAATATTTTATTTGAGAGACTTTGTGAAAATCAAGCAACACCGTTTTTAACTCGCCCTTTTGATTAATCATACTTAATAAATGCATCCGTAAAGCCTGCCTTTTTAGCTTTGGCAAGCTGTGCATCAGCATTTGCTTTGTCCGAATATGCACCAATCTGCACACGGTAATATTTCTTTTTCACTGGCTCTGCTGACTTGTTTTCAGCACTTAATAGTTTCTTCACATCCGCTCGAAAGGTGTCCATACTCTTCCCATGTTTAGGAAACCAGTGCATCACATCCCCATGGTTGCTGGCAATGTCTCGTTTATAACCTTCGCTATGGCAGATGATATCCTTCTCACTGAACCCAAAGAGTTTACAAAGATATACACAAAGCTCCACAGCTTCCTTATAAACGGCAGAAAAATACGAGGCATCAGTTAGACTGTCCTCGCAGATTTCAAATCCTATATGAGTATTGTTTGCAGTTCCGCCAGCATGCCAACCTCGATGATTCCAAGGCAATGTTTGATAGGTGGCAATGGAGCCATTCGCTAATTTACCAATAAAGGCATGAACACAAACTTGACGACCTCCAGGTCTATCTTGATTCCAATGGTTGTTGTATTGATTCTTTCCGAGCAAGCCATCGTCTGGGCCAACATATCGCTTCAACCATGGGTTGTTTGCACCAGTCGAGTGAACCATAATACCCTTTGGCGTTATGGTTTTACCCGCTTTATAGCAGGCATTGTTCGTAAGTAATAGTTTGCGTAACTTCATTAAAATCACCTCTAATCGAATATTAAGTCAATCATCTTCCACCACCAGGCTTAGGCGGTTCCCCATCACGTCCATGTAGTTGCTGTAAAACCGATTTTAGGTTTTCTGGAATAGGCAGTCCAATATGTCCAGCGTTCTCTAAAATGGATACTCCTTCATTACTTAGGTAGAAAAAGATTACTGCTGTTCGTAAAATGCCACTATTTTCTCCAATACTAACCAAAATTTGTGTATCGATAATATGAGCGATGCCTACCATTATAAAGATGAGTACCTTTTTGAAAATCCCCTTAGCACCGATTTCGCTACACAGTTTTTTGTTTGCAATTGCACAAAAGACACCTGTCAGGTAGTCAATGATTACAAAGGCTACCAGTGCATAGAGAAATCCGTCATAACCACCGAGAAACCACCCAAGAAATCCACCGACTGCGGCAATAGCCAGCTGTATCCAATTCCAAATTTCTTTCATTAAAGACACCTCCGTTTCGTGTATTTCCATATAGAAAAGCGCCCCTGCAAATGACAAGAGCACTGAATTTTATTTTTACATTATTTTTATTAGGTCATGAATTTGTTGCATCACATCTGCCCTAGGTCTTCCTGTACCAATAGGTAGCCATGTGACAGATGGTATATCGAATGCATGGGAAGAATCAAAACTATTAATTATCATAGTAATCGCATCAATAGCTTTACGCATTTCAACGATATGGAATGGCCAATTCTTAACAGTGGTCTTTCTTGCGATGATCTCCTCTTTCCAAGTTGCAGGGGACATATTGTAATAGCTACGTACCCTGTTTATAGCAGTTCGAAGCGTCTTAATATGCGCTGCCTTTACATGTGTCACATTAGCGGTGATGATTTCAAAAGGTAATGCTAAAATCGTGAAGGTACGAACAACTTCTGTGCTTGCTGACTCGATATCACTGTCAAGGCAACGAAAAGTAACCGTATGATTTCCTACAGAAAGAGGTTCTGCTTGGTAAACCGTCTTGACACCATTACCAAGATAGCCGCTTACAGAAAACCGCTCAGGATTGTCCACGCTATTTTGCCATGGACCAGAGTCAATCCTTACCTCCACTATTTGTGTTTGTCCATCTGGTTCAATTCCTGTTGTAATCATAAAACGTGGTGTAGAGTTATAAGTAAAATTGCCAGACATTGGACAGTCCACTACTGGTGATGCAGGTGGGCTGTTTTTCTTTACTATGTTGCTAACTACAAAGGCAGAAACTGCATCAAGTGCATCTGTAACACTGATTCGATAACGGGTATACCGACCAGCTATTTGTGAAGCATTTACCTGAAGGCTACCTGAGGTATTGCTTGAAATAATAGTCGTCAGTGCTACGTATGCCGACCAATTCACACCATCTGTCGATGTAGACTGTTGTATGACATACTGCTTAATCGCACTGGTTCCAGGTACCGTCCCACTCCATGAAAGATTTATTGTATTAGCTTCATATATAGGAGGGTTTGCGGCAAAAATAGTCGGTGGTATGGGCAGTATGTTTTTACGAACAGTATTGCTGGAAATAGTCCAGTCTGAGTAATAATCCTCACCAGCCGTACCACGAGTTCTTATTCGAAACCGACGATAATGGCCACGTATAGCAGGTGGACTGACATTTAAAATACTGCTTGTTGCAGAAGTATTGACTATAGCCAATGCCAACCAGGCACCCCAATTGATGTTATCATGTGAATCACTGTACTGTATTTCATAGGAAGTGATAGGGTTACCTGCACCGCCAGATGCTCCGCTCCAAGAAAGAGTGACATTTCCTTCAGATAATGTTGCACTTACCGTGCAAAGGGTCGGTGCTGCACAAGCTGTGACATTACAATAGATACTATTGCTGACTTTTTCTATTGAATAAACATCCAATGTATCAATTGTCCAAATACCAAATTGAGTATATGTTCCTGGAGTCCTTGAAACTATTGGGTTATAGCTCCCTCCGCTTGCCGCCAGTGTCAACGTGGTCAACACATTCCACGCACTCCAAGTACTATTATCCGTAGATGTGCGACTGGCAATTTGATATCCCTTAATTGGACTGGTACCGCTAGATGCTCCGCTCCAAGTAAGTGTGATAGTCTCATTACTATATGCCGCAGGGGAGGCAACAGCAGTCGTCGCTGGCTTTGGCCCATTATTTCTACGGACACTGTTTGTGGATACTTTCCAGCTAGAGTAATAACTAGCTCCTGCTGTACCACGGGTTCGTACTTGAAACCTTCGATAATTACCTCGGGTGGGAGGCGGTGCAACGGATACACTACCACTTGTCGCTGTGGTGGTCACCGTTGTCAGAGCTGTCCATGCTCCCCATGTGACATTATCGGTGGAATCGCTATATTGAATCTCGTAACTAGAAATTGTATTATTGATCCCCCCAGAAGCACCGCTCCAAGAAAGAGTCACATTCCCTTCCGCAAGTGTTGGAGAAACCGTACAAGATGTTGGGGCTCCACAAACTGTAGTAAGCAATGGAGAACTTAATACCGTATAGCTTGAATTGGTAATTACCCCAGAGGATAATGGCAATCGTCCATCAGATACCACTTTGAATGTGACTGGCTGTGTTGCATTACCTGTAGTAGAAGCACAGGTCACCGAAACATATCTGAGCCTTGGTGTGGTCCCTTCCCAGTTATCTCCGTCCGCCGCTTTAATACGTACCTGTGAAGAAGAACCATTTACAGTCATAGTGCAAAGCAATGCATAACCACTACGGATAAAGGAACCTGATGAACCCAACGCAGCGGATATGGTGAAGTTGTATCTCATCTGACTATTATTTAGACGGCTTTTGGTATAAGTAATTGTGTAATGGACGGTCGGGCTAGAACCCGCCTGCAGAGTGATGCCATTAATATCCGCCACTTACATTCACCTCCTCCTATTCATAAACAGCCGAAACTAGCGAGTTTACCAGCCCACAAAGGCTAGTATTCAATCGGGTATCTATAATGTTATTTGCTGAAATCGATGTGGCAGCCGAAGGTACTAAAACATCAGCGATGCCAAGTTCATAGACATCGCTTGTTCTTGTCAACTCTGGAGCTATGGGTGTTGCTGCGGGAGTACCCGTGACAATGGCAAGCTGAATGCTCCTCGTAATTTGACTTAAGCGAACCACAACCCGGTCTATGCGAGGATTGCTTCCGTCTGCTGTAGAAAGTGGTTTGTTTAAAACATCCGTATTTTCATATCGATAACCATTAATCCACGCACTGCCCGCTGCTATGCTCACTGCCAACCCAATCCCTGGAGACACCAGAAGGTTTGTTGGTGTAGAATAAAATACACCATTCGAGACAAGGCTTCCAAAATATGCAGCGAAATCTGTTGCGTCATAGATTCTATCTCCATCAGATGAGTTGAAAAATCCACTTTTCTCCATAAACTATTCCCTCCTTACTAAACGGTTTTTGTGTACTCTATAACTACATAGCCTGTATATGCAGTTCTATCATTGCCTGGTTCGACTACAATGTCGGTCATATTCACGAAGAGTCCGATTTGAGATGCAAAGTTGTTGTAACGAGCAAGGGGCAGTGGCAAGAAAACACTCCCATTCGTGACAAAACCGGTTAAACTGACAACAGTGCTGAGGTTTGCTATACCATGAGGTACATGTTTTGGTGTTGTATCCGTAAGCGAACCGAGATTTATCTCTTTACGATAAATCGTCTTGCCATCTATCCATAGCCGCCCTGTGTTTTGTTCTGTAGTTGAGTAGTCGCTAAAGGAAGAAGCCAGTTTAGTGGCTGTAATTGTACGGTCTGCAATTTTCAAGCCTGTGACTGCTCCATTGGCAATCCTTGCAGTAGTTACAGGTTCATTATTGATATTAAGCCAGTTTGCTTGACCAGAAGGGTTGTTAAATACGAAAACAGAAATCACATAAAATGTCATGGTATTACGAGAAATAAAGAAACCCATTGCCCGCTGATAGCCATTCCCCGTGTTATCCCCGTTATGCTTTACCAAAAAGACATGACCGTCATCACTTGGCTGGTCACTAAACTTATTGCCACTCCATGAGGTGAAATAAAAGGCATCCCCAGAGTTCATATGGTACAACGCATATTGTCCAATGGATATAGCACCTCCGCCCACATTGATTTCGAGTGCTGGTAGTTTACCATACAGATTATTGATAGTAGATGCTACGCTGTCTCCTTGAATCTCTGAATCTACCTCAGTCAAGTCACCTAAGGTTTCCTCCACGGTCCCTATAGCCTGTGCAATTTCGGATATGCCAGTTGGTGCCATTATTGCTGTTTTAACTTCACTCAAGTCGGAGCGTAATTTTTGTGCTATTGTCAACTCAGCTTTTCCGAACACTACACTGATACTCTGGCCATCTGCGTCATAGGTTTCTTCGACTTCGGTGATACGTGTCGTCATGGATACACCCCACGCTTTGGAAATAACTTTGACGGTCTGCCCAAGATCGAAGTCTATCTTATATGTTAAATTGCCGTGTGGATTGACCGATGTATCAAATGAATAGCGTATTGCCTGCTCACTAAGCTTACTTTGACCTCGAAAGATTAGTGTATCAATGTAATCCGAACCAAAGTCTTCCGCCCGCAAATCCTTAGCATCCACAAAAATTTCATGTCTTGTCTCACCTGAGCCACCTGTAATCGAAATAAAGGTTCGCTCTATGCCTTCTCCTTCACCAGCAACAAGGGCAGTGTTGGCATAATCTCCTGCACTTATCGTATAAATCTGTTCAGTAAGATTTTCATATTCCTTAGAAAATACTGCTTGTGATTCCTTTCCTCTATACAACGATATGGTAAATCCCCCTGTCGCGGGAGAGAACACGGTCTTAATGCCAATATCTGAGGCAACACATAGTCCTGTCACCGCATCCATCAAATTTCTATACGATATTTGTGTGCTGATGGGAACATTTAAGTTTGGAGCAGAAAAGGTTATGTTTGAAATCTTCCTTGCTGTATCAGAAGGATTGATAAGATTATTATTTATCAACTGCTCCACACAGACAGATATGTCACCAGACAGTTTCTCCGTTTGCCAAACAATGCGGCGGGAGAGGAAGGAGGTTGCAAAGCGACCACTTGCAGTAATAATTTCATGCTCGGTTTGAGAAAGTTCTAGATGCTCGATGATCCCGGCTTCCTCATCATCATTTTTCCAGATGATATTCCCTTCCTTTAAGAGTTCTGTATTCTTCGGAGTTGCTATCGCCTTTAACTCAAATGAGCCACACTGGGAGTAGCTTCTCGTCCAGCGCAAGTACTCGAAAGATTCCACAATGCCCGCAAGCTCTCGGTTTGAATTGTAGATATACAGTTCCATTTTCACACCCCCAGAAACTGCGGACGAAAGTAAATACTAACCTCTAACAGTTCCATATTGACAGAAGCATCGTAACGCAGTGTATTAAGACCCGCCGCTAGTTGAAAGAACACCGAATTCGTATCTAACAGTGAAAATGCATTTGTAACCGTTGACCCATCAATCTGGACTACACGCTTACCAGCGAAATGGGTATATACACGAAGTTCATCCCCAGCGCTCATTGTAGTGAGAAGTCGGATATATTCTCCCGTGTCTATGTTTAATAGTTCAGGGTTCGACACAGTACCTAAGGCCCTAAACACTATCTCGCATCCACAAGATACATCCCCTATATTTTCCACCGTAATGATTTGGCTAGGTTGACGCATTCCGAACTCCATCCCAGTCATTGGAATTTCCAATTCAAACTCAAATAGCGGTATCCATGATGCCAGTTCCTCTCGCACTTCATTTAATGTCTCAAAGAAAGGGGATGGGCAGAGCAGACTGACAAAGAAGTTTGGTATTCGTTGCCGATTAGAAACACTAAAACCTGCCTCCTCCACAACACAGGATATCTGTCGCTCGCGGTATTGAAGCGTCCCTAATAGCTTTGGACTAAATATTTGAAGGAAGCGTTGTCTCCTTTTATACGCCTCATCGGGAGTATCAGCAACAACCGTACCTTCAATCGTTATGTTTCGCATATCTAGCGTGGAAGAAATATAAAAAGCGCCATCCTGGTCTGGCGCCTTGAAAGTGTTGACGGTTTGACGCATATTGCCAGTACCATCTATCTTCATAAGAAAATACGGTCGGCTTTGCTTAAGCGTAATGCTCTCTCCATCTCTATTGGTGTATGTTAGCTCCATTTCCGTACCTCCTTTACAATTCAAGTGCCAGTTTACGGGATAAGTTCTTAAACTGCCGTGCTAGTTCTTTTTCTGATAGAGCCTTAGGTGTCACTACCGAGATGTTTTGAGTGATACTTGCACCAGTGGCATTGCCTTGCCCAGATATACCTCTGTAATTAAAATCAAAGCTGGTTGGTACTGCATTTTGCATATCCCTTGAAACTGCTGTCATTGCATCCTCAAACCCCACACCGATACCTTCACCCATGTTGCGGCCAATTCCAGCAAATAGAGTTGAAGGGGAGCGGATACCAAAGAAGTCTTTAATCTTCGATACAACATTTCCGAAAAATCCAGATATTTTACTCCATAGCCATGCACCTGCATCTGATATACCTTGCCATAGACCTTTAATCAAATTGCCACCCACTTGAGCCATTTGACCGATATAACCAGTAAAGGCTCTGACCAGTCCAGAGATGATCTGCGGTACTGCTTTAACAATCTCTACGATTATCCTTGGCAGATTTGCAATCAGTGCCACAAACAGTTGAACACCCGCTAAAATAACCTTATCGATGTTACCAATAATGGCATTGACCAGCGAGGTAACAATCTTGGGAATAGCACCTACAACAGTAGTAATAATCTGTGGCAATGCTTGAATGAGAGATACCAAAAGCCGGATACCTGCATCAATAATCAAAGGGATTGAACCAATAACAGCACTGATGATACTGTCGATAATTTGCGGGATTGCTTCCACAACTGCTGTAATAATGGTAGGCAAAGCTGTAACCAGTGAGGTCAATAATTGAATACCCGCTTCAATAATCTGCGGAATAGATTTAATGATAAAATCCACTATTGCTTTGATGATGACAGGCAATGCAGAAGTAAGCTGAGGTATTGCATCCACCAATCCTTTTGCTAATCCTATAATCAACTGCAAAGCGGCATCCAAAATGAGTGGTAGGTTATCCATCAATCCTTGGACAATCTGCGTAACAGCAGAAACTGCCGCAGGGATGAGTTGTGGTAAAGCGATGCCAATACCCTCCACAAGTGCTGTTACTAGTTCGATTGCTGCATTTATCAGTAGCGGAAGGTTATCAATTAACGCTCCGATAATCGTCATAAGAGCACTTACTGCAGCTGGGATAAGTTCCGGTAAAAGATTTAAAATGGTTTCCAGTACTTGCGTGAATATATTTGTAACTAATTCAAGAAGCATTGGTAGCAAGTCTGCAACCGCTGCTAATATTGCGCCTGTCGCCTGCGGAAGTGCCGCCACAATATTTTCAAGCACCGGCACAATGTTTTCCACCACTGCCTTAAAAGCATCAACAAGATTCTCAGTTAGATTCGTCATATCAGCATTGGCATTACCGAGTCCGGCTGTAAATGAACCAAGTGCGGCCTGTAGCAAACCAATAGAACCAGAAATCGTCTCGGTTGATTCTTTTGCAAAGTTACCTGCATACTGCTCCGTGTTCTCAAAGAACATCTGCATTGCGACTTCAGCCTTTTCCGCTTGTGTTGCAGTATTCCAAGTGAAATCCAGACCCTTTGCGAGAGCGTAGGCTTCGATGTTTGTAGCGTTCATCGCAACACCTAAGTTATCCATCATATCAAAGTTACCCTTTGCCGCCCCAGTGACCGCCTCCAATGCCGAGGACATATCAATCCCCATAACCGATGCCATGTCTGCCGCACGTTGCATGGCCTTTTCAGTTAGCTCAAGACTTCTCTGTTGCTGTATACCAGAACCTTGGAACAACGCACCCATTTTATTGGCAGTAGCAAGATACTCACTTTGAGAAACACCGAGATTTTTATAGGCTTCTTCACCGGTTTTTTGAATCGATGCAGCGTATGCTCCAAAAACCGCCTCCGATCCACCTAAGTTTTGTTCCAGCTCCCCAAATTGTGTGACTACTTCTTTACCTAACTTAATAGCAGCGGCTCCAGCTGCAACGGCAACTGCACCCATAGCCACACCAATTCCCTTTAGTAGACCGCCAAGCTTTTCAAACCTGCCACCTGCGTCTTCTGCACTTTTACCGGAATCCTCTAACTCTTCACCAAGATTCTCGGCTTCAACTGTGGACTCCTCAAGTTCACGCTCCATACCGTTCAGTTCTGCTTGTGCCCTGTTCAGCTGAATCTGCCAGTTCTGAGTGCGGCGGTCATTTTCACCAAAAGAGGAGGAGGCATTATCAAGGGCAGCCTTAAGGGTAGAAATCTTTTCTTTCTGTGCGTCAATTTCTTTATTCAAAACGGCATTACGAGCGGTAACTGACTGAATGGATTTATCGTTTTTATCAAACTGACTCGTTACAAGGGCCATTTCACTGCCCAATACTTTAAATGATTGATTGATTTCTCGCAGTGCGTTCTTGAATTCACGCTCGCCTTCAACACCTATTTTTAAACCAAAATTGTCTGCCATGCCTTCACCTCCTCCTAAATACCTGGTGGGATAATATCGTCAATGGTCCGTGTTTTCTTTGGCTTTTCAATACCATGCCATTGTTTATGACAAGTCCATAAATCAAAAAACAGCCCAATTGGCATAAGCCAGAATTCCTCTGTCTCCATGCCCATCTGAACTGTTCCATAATAAAGAAGCCGGGTAAAGACCTCATCGTCCGTTACCCGACTTCCACGTTTTTTGGAGTTTCCTCCTCACTTTCTACATTTCGCTTTGTACCTTTGAACATCGCCTCGGTAATTGCAGTTTTATATGCCGATAAATCAAGCGGTGAGGTAAGAAGCTCTACTTCTTCCTCTGTCAACAATTCTTCTGGTGCATTCTTATTCTTTAGGTTTCGAATCAAAATGGACTGGTTTGCAAGCAGCGTGATGAGCCAAACAATCTCATCCAGTGCCATCTCGAAGTTTTCTGATTTCATCAGTTTTTCTCCAAGGTTTTCAAGACCACCGTAACGACCGGCAATGGCCTTTGTAGCTCGTGTAGTTAAAACCAGTTCATACTCTTTGTCACCTATGTTGATTGAGGCACTTCTATCATTATCCATTATTTCTCCTCCTATGGTTCAGGTGTATAGACAGGTTCATAAACCTCAGTGAACCAGCCTGTTATGGTGGTCGATGAAACACCAGGATCACCTTCTGTAACTTCCGCTTTCCATGGGTGCTTGCCCAATCCATCCAGCTTATTCCTGCGCATAACGGTTCCTTCAATGGTGGGTGTAGAAAAGGTAATGGAATCAGCCTTTGTCTGTAAGTTGGTAGCTGGTAGTCCAAACTTAACACGATACAGCCAAAAATAGCGGTATGTTCCATTAGCCCTTTGCGCACGAAACCCCACTGCAACGGGTGTACCCACGTTTTCACTAGCAGAGATTAGTACTCCGTTGTCATCAGTAGAAGCGCCAGTTAAATCCGCTGCGACCGTCGGACCAATGTCGTCTACACCGAGGGTGAGAGTACCACTGTTAAAGTCTTTCACAACCTCCGCCGCACCGTCGTCAGCGTACAGAATGGCTTCCACTAGTTCTACCGAAAGTTCAGCAGTGATGGCTTTTGCAAGTACAGAAGGTTGGGCATAAGTTTCCTCACCGTTAGCGTCCTCGGTTATTTTTGAATAGTACAGTCTATCAAGACCGATAGTTGCCATGTGTTATTCCTCCAATCTATAGTTTTTCGCCACATCGATGGCATAATGGTGATATCCAGTATCATCCTCGTGACCGATATATCTTCGTTCAGTCACAGTAAAATCCGCATTTATTAAAGCAGTTGTGAGCTGCCGTTTCCGCTCTAGGTAATTATTTTTTGAAAACAGTGATATCCTCGCTTCCTGCACATCAAAGCCTGGACGATTATCCGCATGAACTTCAAAAATATCCGAAAGAGGGAGAATCACGACATACTCATCTGGTGCCAAACCTGAAAAAACCCCGGTTTCCACGGGGAGCGGTATGGCGGTCACAAGTGTATTAAGTTCCTCTAAGATATTCATATTTTGTCGATCTCCTCCTCCAGCTTGGCAACCATTGCGTTGATGCAGGGTTTCCTAGATGCATTCCTCGCAGGCTTTAGGAAGGGTTTTGCAGGCTGACCATGTTTGCCATATTCGATAATGCTGGCAAGTTTAGCATTGCTCACACCATCAGAACGTGGCTCTGCAAAGCCGACTTTTACATTGAAGTTACCGTTTCTATCCTGCTTTGCACTCGAGAGTCCTAATGAAGATAGCAGCTCGCCAGTACTTTTAGATGGATATTTCGTACCCTTGCCAACCACCTTACTTAGATTTCCTTTGACTTTATCCAGCACCACTTCACCGCCAACTTCCAAAACCTTAGGAAGAATCACATCGGTCTGGTCAGCTAATCGGGATACCTTTAAAAGGAATTCTTCTGGCATCTTTATATTCGCTTTTGCCATATCCATCACCTCACAGTTGGTTCTAGCTTTTCTGCTAAAACCTCGACATACATCCCTCGATTCCTTACATCCTCAACACTTAAAATCTGATATCTACCATCATCACAGACGATGACCATTTCATTCGTCACCTTAAGTTCAAAGATTTTCCTAAACCTGAATAGGGAAGTTGCAGATGAAAATGATGCCATATTCATCCACCGCTCACTGCCATGCCGATCTTCTTTGTAAGCAAGAACACTTGCGAGTATGTTGTCACCTTTTGTTGCGAAACCTGCCTCATCCTTTATTGGTACCGTGCTAATGATATCGATGAAGGTATTCATCTTTCCAAAGCTCATGCTAAACACCCCACTCCCGGTCAAGTCGTAAAAGCAAGTTCACCGTGTTCCATACTTGTTGCCCTGCCTGTACGCTGTCGGCAAAGAAGCCTGCCGTCGAGCCATCCCTGCTTTCATAGAAATGACTCGACAACATAATCACTGCTTGTTCTGTTGTTGGAGGCATGGCATGGGTTTCATAATAGTTTTCAGGAACGTGCTGATAGCTCTGTGCATATGAGACTGCAGCAGTGATAAATCCGATAAGGAGGGCATCATCCTGATCATGCGTTAATATTAAATTCGCTTTAACTTTAGGCAAAAGATTATCTGCCACTGCCATACCACCAACCTCCTCTACGTTCCACCTTAGTCAGCCTCCATAAGGCCCGCAGCTTTTAGTTTGGCAAGCAATGCATTAAAGTCCGTAACTAAACCAGCAACATCGGTGGCTGTGCTGTCTGCTTGGTTTTCTGCAACAGGAAGCCCCGTAACCGAGGCTCCCTCTTTAATTTCTAAAACACCGCCGATGACAGTTTTTTCTCCGCCTTGTTCGGTATAATTCTTCGTGTTATAACTCATAAAGCACCTCCGTTAGGCTTTCTGTTGGAGTACCTTAACGGCCTCCGGTAAGATAAGCTTTCCGTCAACCCGTTGAGTCGCAATAAATCCTACTTGGCCTGTAACAGCATAGAGTTCATTTAATCGTTTGAATACTCGCCCTTGACGGTCGGCCACCCAGTAATAACTAAAATCACCGAATACCACAGTCTTTGCACCTGCTTCAGCAGTAGGTACATATGAAGAGGTATACAGCGGGCGGTTAAGAATCGTATCAGGTGTTCCCGCTTGGATGGAAGGTTGCCATAGGTATTGCCCATTACCGTCTTTCAATTTACGAATAGCCTTTATAGTGGCATCGTTCATTACGAATACTGCCTTATTACGGTACGGTGCTTTTAAGCTGTAGAATAAATCTAATACCTCATCCAAAGTGATGGCAGTGGCACTTGCCGCAGTAACACCAACTTGACCGCCGCCTGTGGCATTTAGAATTCCTGTTGGCTTACCTGTGCCATCACCTACAAAGAAGGCTTCTTCCTCCTTGTTACCAATGCGACGTGCGAATTCTCTTGTGATGTAGCCTTCGAGATTAAACACGGAATCATTTAGCAGTTCCTCAGAGACTTTAATCATCGTTGCTAGTTTATAAGCACCGATGGATACTTGACCGAAGCTGTCATCACTCTCTGGAATAGCCCCTTCTTCATCGATCCAGCTTGCATTGCCTTTGCTTGCAACAACAGGAATCTTGCGGTCACCAGAAGATGTAGTGATTACATTGGCCAATCTACGGAAAATATTTTCTTCCTCTAGAGCTTCTACTAGGGTACGCTCAAACTCATCAGGTACAAGAAATCCACCTTCAGAATCAGTGCCAATCTTTAGAGCGTTCCTTACTTCATAGCTGACATTGTCACGCATCGCATTCCAGAAAGCTTTTTTGTATTCAGCACTTGCACGGCCGGTCTTTTCCTCTCCAGTTCTAGTAGGTTCGTTCGTAATTGGGTTACTGGTTGCTTTGGACAGTTCTAAGTCGATAGATGCTTGGCGTTCTAAACGCTCAATTTCCTTACCAAGAGCCACCACATCGGCTTCCATTTTTTCATAGGTTGTCGTGTCCTCGGCGGATAACAGTCCGTCACCGCCACGTTTTGAATCAAGGAATGCCTTTGCTGCGTCCCAAGCTTTAGCGCGTTTCTCACGCAATTCAAGAATTTTACTCATTGTTATTTCCTCCTTTAAATTAGTGCAAAATTAAAGAAAGCCGCTTATCCAGCGACTCAATGGGTGTACCTGTTTTCTGTTTTGGTTGTTTTGGCAATTTGCTGATAAGCGAGTTAGTAACCGCCATCCTGCTAAAAATAAGACTATCCGTCAGATCCGGTGTTTCACTTTCCATGAACATGATCTTGTCTGCAAAACCAAGTTCAATGGCTTTATTTGCATTCATCCATGATTCTGCATCCATCAGATGGGAGAGTTTTGTTCGAGAAAGACCCGTCTTTAACTCATAGGCATTAATAATGCTTTCCTTGACCTCATCCAATAGTGCTTTGGCTCGTAGCATTTCCTCACTGTCACCGATAGCAATCGTTGATGGGTTATGAATCATAAGCATAGATACAGGAGACATATATACATCTCCACCTGCCATTGCAATAACGGATGCTGCACTTGCAGCAAGCCCATCAATCTTAACAGTGACTTTTCCGGTATACTCCATCAGCATGTTATAAATCTGAGCTGCTGCAAACACATCACCACCAGGGGAATTAATCCACACCGTAATATCGCCAGTGCCTGCCAGCAATTCATCTTTAAACATCTTAGGTGTGACCTCATCGCCCCACCAGGTTTCTTCGGATATCACTCCGTTTAAATAGAGGGTACGTACTTCATCTGAATCTCGCACCCAGTTCCAGAACTTCCTCATTTACTGACCTCCTTCGGTTTTGGCAAACGCACCTGCGTCAGCCAGTTTTGTCATATTTCCGTTAACCAGATATAAATCGCCGCCTTCCTCAGCCGGTATTCGGTTCATATCCTCCAGTTCACGGATATCGTTGGCAGACATCCAGCCATTTTGTCGACCTGTAGCGTAGCCATTCATACGACTTTGGTAATCACCACGAAGCAGACCGTCCAAATTGAACTTGATAAACAGTGAAGTTTTCTCAGAAGGCAAAATAAGCGATTGCTGGAGACTTTGTTCCCATCGCACCACCCACGGATCGAGTGTGTATTTTACAAACTCCAAAGACTGCTGCTCAATATTGGAGAAACTAGACTTCTCAAGATCACCCACCATATGGGGCGGCACTCGGAAAATCCTCGCAATCTCATTAATTTGGAATTTCCGTGTTTCAAGAAATTGCGCCTGTTCCGGCGAGATACCAATGGCTTGAAACTTCATGCCTTCTTCCAACACAGCAATTTTGTGAGCGTTGCCTGTGCCTTGGTAGGCGCTATTCCAACTATCCTTGACCCTCTGTATATCTTTGATTACTCCTGGGTGTTCCAGAACACCTCCGGGATTAGCACCATTGGCAAAGAATGCCGCACCGTACTCTTCAGTAGCAAGTGACATACCGATTGCATTTTTCGCCATAGCGATTGGGCTATAGCCAATGAGTCCATCAAAACCTAAGCCAGGTATGTGTAGAACTTCATCTTTACGGAGTGTGACATAGCCACCTTTTGGGTTTAGGCCACTTTCATCAGTATCACGATAGTAGGTAAAGACCAGTTCTCCGTTTGTCGCTCGGCTAACTTCCATCTTGTTGGGGAGTAGGGGATAAAGTGCCACTGCCTGCCCACGACCATTTCTGACCACCTGTGCATAGGCATTTCCCCAAAGCAAAAGATGACTCATCAGTGTTTCTCGAAACACGAATGAAGTCATCTCTGGATTTGGTTCATCATGAAGAAGGTAATACAACGGGTGGAAAGGAATCTTCTCTTTACCTCCATCAGAACGATATCTATATACATGAAGTGGCAGTCCTGCAATCGCTTCAGCTAGTATCCTTACGCAGGCATACACTGCAGTTGCCTGCATTGCAGTACGCTCATTCACTGTTTTGCCAGATGACGTACCACCAAATAGGAAGGAAAATGCACTGCCCACACGGTTTTGCGGTTTGTCCCTTGACCGAAACAGTCCTTTTATTAGATTCATAGACCTCACCTCCGAATATAAACATTGTGCTAACCATTAAGGTTTAAAAGACAATCAAACCTCTCTCGTCATACACCGAATCTCCACTATTACCTGAGCCACAGCGTATAGCACGGTCAAGTGCCATGATAGTCGCTACTGCACCATCTATTTTTTCTGTGCTTTTTTCCTTGTCCGGCTTCACGTTCCCAGCCGGATCAGTTTTTATAAAGATGTTGTCCATCATCCAACGAAGCACTGGGTGCCCACCGTGTGCTATTTTTTCTTCTAATGTCAATTTCATCAGTTCTTTGGTTGGTGGTGACATATCTTTAAAGCCTTGACCGAAAGGAACGACAGTAAAGCCTAATCCTTCAAGGTTCTGTACCATTTGAACAGCTCCCCAACGGTCAAAAGCAATCTCTCGAATGTTATACTTTTCCCCTAATTCTTCAATAAACCGCTCAATGTAGCCGTAATGCACTACATTGCCTTCTGTGGTTAGAATATACCCTTGCTTCTCCCAAAGATCGTATTGCACATGGTCTCTTCGGACTCGGAGGTCAATATTGTCCTCTGGCATCCAAAAATACGGAAGAACAATGTATTTATCTGTTTCATCCTCCGGTGGGAAAACTAGTACAAAGGCTGTAATATCTGTTGTAGAAGATAAGTCAAGACCTCCATAACACACCCGTCCTTCTAGACTTTCTGGTATAACTGAAAATGCACAGGCATCCCACTTTGCCATTGGCATCCATCGGACAGATTGTTTAACCCACTGATTTAGGCGCAATTGCCGGAAGCTGTTCTCCTCAGCTGGGTTCTGCTTTGCACTTTCACAAGCAGCTCTTACTTTGTCAATCCCCACTGTAATTCCCAAGCTTGGATTTGCTTTTTTCCACACTTTTGGGTCTGTCCAATCATCCTCTTCTTTAGCTCCGTAGATTACGGGGTAAAAGGTGGGATCGTATTTTCTGCCCTCAATAATATCAACCGCTTTCTGGTGTGTTTCGTAGCAGATACTCTGGGTATCCGTCCCCGCAGTGGTGATAAGAAAATATAGCGGTTGGGTCCTCGCATCCCCAGATCCTTTCGTCATAACGTCAAATAGTTTCCGGTTTGGCTGAGTATGAAGTTCATCAAAAACAACACCATGTATATTGAAGCCGTGTTTGGAGTAGGCTTCAGCCGACAATACCTGATAGAAGCTGTTGGTCGGCAGGTACACCAATCGCTTAGTTGAAGCCAGCAACTTTACACGTTTATTCAGTGCCGGACACATCCGCACCATGTCGGCTGCTACTTCAAATACAATTGATGCCTGCTGGCGGTCGGCGGCACAACCGTATACCTCCGCCCGTTCTTCACCATCACCGCAAGTGAGGAGAAGTGCAATTGCTGCGGCAAGCTCGCTTTTTCCCATCTTTTTCGGTATTTCTACATAAGCAGTGTTAAACTGCCGATATCCATCTGGCTTTAAAATTCCGAATAAATCACGGATGATTTGCTCCTGCCAATCGATAAGTTCAAAAGGCTTACCTGCCCATAAACCTTTCGTATGGGAGAGTGCTTCGATAAAAGCCACAGCGTAATCAGCAGCATCCTTATCGTAATATGACCCATCAGCTATAAAGGCGGTCGGCTTATATTTCTTCAGTTTCCGCATAAACACCGCCCCTTTTATGAAAAAGGACAAAAGAAAAGAGCCTCAATCCTATAGATGAAGCCCTTCTCCTTATCCTAGTTAAATTTTATTTACTTCTTTTCATCCACTTCCCCCGTCAGTATGAAATGAGCATATTCCGTTTTATGGTCTATTAAATAGACTACCAATTCATAAAACCCTCGTTCATTTGCTTCATACTGAACTCGGTTTGCATCAAACATATTTGTGACTCCACTTTCTCGGATGGAAAGGATTTGTTCTTTGATTATCTCATTCATTTATTACCTCCTCCGATTCATGTTTACTCTTCGATTCTCTTGCATAAATCCTCACCAAAGGCCACTCCAAGGGAACCACCAGAATCCCAACTGACGTGAATCGTTCCTATGTCATCAACACTAGTGACCGTACCTTTCGCTCCAGGCTGAAGTTTGGTATAGGGGTCGTTCATTTTAAGTAGCATGACACGTGTCCCTGGAGTGTAATAGCCTCTAAGTTGCTTTAACATTTCTGGGTGAATGATATTCATTGTTCACTCACCTCCTGCTTTGCCGTTCCGCTTTTGAAAGCGGAGCTACCTGACAGCTTGGAGAGGAGAATCTTTCGTTCCATCTTATATTCTGGGCCGATAAAACCAAGCCTTAGCAGGAAGCAACGGAAAGCATACTTTTCATTTTCTACTGATTTCTCGGTGGTGTTGACACGGGTCTGTTTTTTCGCCATTTCGCAAAGTGCCGTGACAAAATGGGTGTATGCCTTAACCTCTTCTGAGGAGCACTCACCTTGAAACCAAGGGAAGGCGACATATTCCTCATCTTCAATGATGGGAATGGAGTCCGTATCAAGTGCTTTCTTTATAAGAGTAGCTTTACTTTCTACTAATCCTTTTAGGTTCTCGATTGCTGTGTCGGTAAAATCCGCCCTTGGCATTTGAATTATCAGATTGATAGATTCTTCCCTTTCATTTACTTCTGCTTTCGGAAGTGGTGTGTCAAATTCTTCTGAAATTGCTTTGAAGTCGTGAAGTCCCAATAGATCATCGACCAGTTCCTTATTATCTGGTCCGCTAAGTACCCCGTTTTTGTTAACATTGTAGTCTGCCACCTCATATGCAAATGTAGGTGCTCCGAGATATTTTACAGGGGCATTTAGTTCTTGGCTGATTGCGTTAACCAGTGCTTTTCTTTTTGGTCCTGTAACATTATAGTTAATCTGCATTTTCATACCGCCTTTCTACTTTCGGTACGTACATATGTCACTCTAAAAGCTGTTATTATCAAGTCATTTAGAGCATCTTTCTGATTCTATTAATCGGCGGTATTTTGTGTAGATAAATCAACATTTGGCAGGTCACCATATCTAAATTTCGAACCATCTCTTAATAGAAATACACCATCAGAATTTCCCACTTGCTCAATATACCTTTTTACAATGACATCGCAGTACTTTTCATCAAGTTCAATGGTGTAACAAATTCTATCGGTCTGCTCACAGGCAATCAGTGTGCTTCCTGAACCACCGAAGGGATCAAGCACAATGCAGTTACTAAGGCTTGAGTTCATAATGGGATATGCCACAAGTGCCACTGGTTTCATGGTTGGATGGTCGCCGTTCTTCTTTGGTTTCTCAAACTCCCAGATAGTGGTCTGCTTTCTATCGGAATACCAGTTATGCTTGCCTTTCTTTTTCCACCCAAAGAGAATAGGTTCATGCTGCCACTGATAAGGAGAGCGACCGAGAACAAGGGACTGCTTTTTCCATATACAAGTACCGGAAAGATAAAATCCTGCATCGGAGAATGCTCTTCTAAAATTGAGTCCTTCGGTATCCGCATGGAATACATAAATAGAAGCGTCCTTTGCCATCGCTGCTTCGGTGTTTTGAAATGCCGCAAGCAGAAAATCATAGAACGCTTCATTCGCCATATTGTCATTTTTGATTTTTCCAGCAGTGCCTTCATAGTTGACGTTATATGGAGGGTCCGTAACTACCAGATTGGCAGCTTTCCCATCCATCAAGACATCAAAGGTGTCTTTCTTTGTACTGTCTCCACAGACTAATCGATGCTGTCCAAGTAGCCAAACATCCCCTAAATGCGAAACAGCGGGCTTTTTCAGCTCACTGTCTACATCAAAATCATCTTCTTTTATATTATCCTTAAGGGAATCCTTGAAAAGATCGTCCAACTCTCCCGGGTCAAAACCTGTCAAAGACACATCAAAGTCTGAAGCATTTAGGTCCGTGATGAGAAGTGCTAATTTGTCTTTATCCCAATCACCACTAATTTTATTTAGTGCAATGTTCAGCGCCTTCTCCTTTTGCTCATCCATTTCAACTACTACGCATTCTATCTCATCTATACCCATACTCAGCAGGATTTTCAAACGTTGATGGCCTCCAATGACTCTGCCTGTGGTCTTATTCCATATTACGGGTTCTACATATCCAAACTCCTCAAGGGAGCGTTTGAGTTTCTCATATTCCGGATCACCCGGTTTTAAATCCTTTCTTGGGTTATATTCAGCGGGGATGAGTTGTTTGATTTTAATCTTCTCTATCAACATACTTTTCCACCGCCTTTCTAAATTCACTGTACTTATTTACATCCTCCCACGGGAATAGACAACTATTAAAGTGACCATAAGCGGCTGTATCAGAGTAAATCACATTCCTTAGACGCAACTTCTCTATGATTGCCGCAGGTCTTAAGTTGAAAACCTCCTGTGCAGCAAGAGTTAGTATTTCGTCAGAAACAATACCTGTGCCAAGGGTATTTACAGAAAAGGCTACAGGATTTGCCTTACCTATGGCATAGGATATACCAACTTCACATCTCTTTGCATAACCACACCAGACGATATGCTTTGCAATGTACCGTGCCATATAGGCACCACTTCGGTCAACTTTGGTTGGGTCTTTACCACAAAAAGCACCACCTCCATGAGATGCAAGCCCTCCATAGGTGTCGACCATGATTTTTCTTCCGGTCAAACCCGTATCGGCAGCGGGACCACCAAGTACGAACTGACCTGATGGATTGATGAGAATTTCTGTTTCATCATCAAAAGGGAAGTCTTCAAAGCACTGCCATAAGACATTGTTAAGGATATCTGCCTTAAGTTCTTCCTGTGTTTTATTTTTATCGTGCTGTACCGATATCACAATCGTCTTTATTCTCACTGGAGTGTCAGCTTCATATTCTACCGTTACTTGTGCTTTACCATCGGGAAGAATCCCTTTTATCAGCTTTCCTTTACGACAATCATCCAGTCTCTTTACGATTCTGTGAGAAAGTACAAGGGGTAGGGGAAGCATTTCCCTTGTTTCCTTTGTAGCATAGCCATACATTGTTCCCTGGTCTCCGGCACCTATGGAACCGTACTGTTCATTTATTCCATTTCGTGCTTCTAGCGCGGTATTCACACCAGCCGCAATATCTACACTTTGATTATGTACATATACATAAATCAAAAATTTTAAAGGGTTGTATCCCACATCTTTCAGTACAGTATTTACAATGTCTCTAATGTTCACTTTCTCGCTGCAGGAGATCTCGCAAGCCACCCTTGATGCCCTATCTTTACGTAAGCAAGCTTCCAAAATGCTATCTGCTATGATGTCGCATAGTTTGTCAGGATGTCCAGCACATACACTTTCTGCTGTTAAATATCTTTTACTCATTACATCATATCTCCTCATTTTTATTTTCCTCTGCGGGCAGATAGCAGTCGCTCCATCACATCGTCCTGTGGGTTTAAACCAGAATACTCTGTAGCACAGTTCTCTCTAACGATTTGATATATCTCCATCCATAGCCTGTTTGTCTGACTCATAAAGTTCTGACTCATCGCTACATAAGGACTTTGAATAGCATTGCCGGTGGTTGGGTGCTTGGCTAGAAAGCCAAACTCGGTTACTGCTTCCTCACACTGTATCCATCTGGCCGCACTCATGGCATATCGCTCTAGAAGCTGTGGAAGTACCAAATGGGCACAGCCACGTTCCTCAAGCCATTTCCATGTAATTTCATAGATTTCACTCGCTACTAGGGTTTTTCCATCCTTTTGCACTGCGGAGAGCATGGCCATTGGCTTTGGCATTTCCTGCCCCTTCAGGTCAGCAGTATTTTGGAACTCAACGACTTCAAGCTTTCTTTTACCAGGGTTTCCCTCTGCAATTTTGTCAGCAAGTGGTTTCTTCTTTTGACCGGAGCCTATACGGGCGCCGCCACGATTTGTTCCATCTTTGGCCATTCACTCACCTCTTTTCGTCGATGGGCCTATTACCCCGTTTGAAACCGCGAATTTTCACGCGTTACCCCACGCCCGTTACACAAATGAAAAGCTGTGGAGATTTGACTCCCCCTATCGGGTTCCCCAACGGTCTCCATCTCTTGCCGTGATTGCAGAGTGGCAAGGAGTACAAAGAGCCATCAGATTACTTCTATCGTGAGTCCCTCCTCTTGCAAGAGGGAGAATATGATGCACTTCGGTTGCTGGGGTCAGCTTTCCTTGTCGTTTACATTCCTCACAAAGAGGATGAGCTGCAATGTAACGGTCACGTATCCTTTTCCAAGCACGACCATAACGCTTACGGGTTGATGGGTCACGATCATACTTTTCATACCGTGCAGCTTCCTTCTTACTATGCTCTTCACAAAAGCGCTTGTCGGTTAGTTCTGGGCAACCAGGGTAAGAGCACGGTCGCTTAGGTTTCTTTGGCATACTGCACCTCCTTTTGCCCATAGAAAAAGCCCTCGCAGGAGTGGTTCTCCCGTGAAGGCTTCTGTTTATTAATATTCCATACTACCATTATATAACTTTCACTACAGACAAACAGTGTCATCGTATGCCAAACTGTGCCAAAGTGTGCCAACCTTTTGCGAGCATTCAGATTACTGCGTACAAAAACCACCAATAGATATTTTCAAAAATATCCAAAGTTATTGACATGTTTATTGTAATTGTTATAATAACAATGTCCAATATCTTTGACATAGGTGATACTGTTGAAAAATAAAATTAAAGCAATACGGAACAAATTGGGGATAACACAAGAGCAACTTGCTAAGAAGTGTGGAGTTGTTAGACAAACAATAAATTGTATAGAGAATGATAAATATGATCCCACACTGGAACTGGCTTTCAAATTATCAAAAACGTTAAAAGTAAAGGTAGATGAATTGTTTATTTATGAATAAATTTCATTCAAATTATATAATAACAATGAAAGATATTGTAAGGGAAGGTAATGATATCTTACATCGACCAACACTGGAAGTGATGGTACCTCCCCCTGAGGAAGATAAGGAAACATTAACTAGTATGATGAATTTCTTAAAAAATAGTCAAGACCCCATTCTATCCAAAAAATATAAATTACGTGGAGGAGTTGGATTATCCGCGAATCAGATTGGCTTGAATAAGCGAATGTTTGTAGCGTATTTCACTGACGAGATGGGGAAAGAACATGAATATACCCTTATTAATCCAAAAATTATTAGCCATTCCGTTTCTATGATTTACTTACCACCAAGTGAAGGGTGCCTATCTGTTGATCGAGATATAAATGGGTTCGTACCAAGATATGAGAGAATTAAAGTGAAAGGGTTTAATTTAGAAGGAGAAGAAATAATATTAAAACTCAATGGCTATTCCTCTATTGTTATTCAACATGAAATAGATCACCTAAATGGAATTATGTTTTATGAGCGTATCAATAAAGAAAATCCTTTCAAACTACCAGAAAACTGTAAAAGTTTATACTGAGATCATGCATTAGGTCGGTATTCAAAGTGGGTAAGCAATGAGTTGTTGTTTTGACAGCTCATTTTAATTTAATAATCATTAAAAAGGAGAAACTAATTATTTAAATCACTGTAATTTTCATACAATGACTAAGGTAATGGTGAAGAGGGCCTTTTAACCCTCTTCCTGCACTATTTTCCGGTTACTCCTTTTTATTTTGGAACCTTTAAATGTTGCAAAGCGGATGAGTGGAGTCTGTGTACGGTTCTCATAGAAACATTAAGGTTGACACAGATTTCTTCCCAGTTAAGAAAGTTAATGTATCGGTAGCGAAGAAGTAGCTTCTCATCCACGTTTTCCATCTGGTTAATCGCTTCACGGATATCTGATTTCAGCTTTACTAATCGTTCAACTTCTTGCTGTATTTGTTGCTCCAAATCTATTATTCTAATCACATATTTTTCAAAGGGTGGGTCAGTACTCTTAGTTCTACTCACTTTTTCCTCAAGAACGGGGGATGAAACACTTCTTGATAGATCCCTTAAGTTTTTCAACTCTTCAAGGTCGGAGTTAATCAATTCATTCAGGCGATAAGCTTGTTTTAAGAATTCCTTAGCTGTCATCATCGCACCACCTCCTCTTGTAGCTGTTGAATTAGTATGTCAGGGTTTAGAGAAGTGAGGACATTGAACAATCCAGAATGAAAGAAGCACTCAACCTCACGTTTTGTATATAAAGCAGAATCATTGCGAGGGTGTTTTGCTAATCTTTTCAGTGCAAAACGATAATCCTTGACTGCCTGTAGAATAATGGCATTTGCCAGTTTTTCAAAAGCATCCATCATACAGCATCCCTCGCTTTCCCAAGATTTGCTTTGACCGCATTGATAAGATCGGATTGTGTCTTTTCCTTTCGTTTCAAGGCCCTCATCACATCTTCATCAATCGTGCCTTTTGTAATAATGTGATGGATAACTACGGTTTCATTTTGACCTTGTCTCCAAAGTCTCGCGTTTGTTTGCTGATAGAGTTCCAGACTCCAAGTAAGTCCAAACCAGATAAGCGTTGAACCACCACTTTGTAAGTTAAGGCCGTGTCCCGCAGATGCAGGATGGATAACCGCTACAGAAATATCGCCGTTGTTCCAATCCTTGATATCCTTGGAAGTCTTAATTTCTCTGACATTGAATCTTGTCTTAATACGCTCTAAATCGTGATTATACCAATAGGCAATAAGCACAGGTTTTCCGTTAGCACCTTCAATTAAATCCTCAAGAGCATCTAGCTTGCGGTCGTGGATAATATGAGAGTTTTTATCATCATCATAGATAGCACCATTTGCCATTTGCAGGAGTTTGCCAGAAAGGACTGCTGCATTCATGGCATCTATTTCTTCATCAGCAAATTCAAGAACCATCTCTTCACGAAAGTGATCATATACGGATTGTTCCTTGTCATTCAGATACACGGGCACTTCATTGATCACGCACTCTGGCATTTTCAGAAAATCGACTGATTTCATGGAAATGGTGATATCCGAAATGAGCCGATATATGGCATCTTCAGCACCTGGCAATGGTTTATATGAAAATACGATTTGCTGATTACGTTTATCCGGTGTAAAAAAGGAATTGCGGTAGTGAGTTATGTATCTGCCGAGTCTTTTACCCATGTCGAGAATACGAAACTCTGCCCACAAATCCATTAACCCATTACTGGAAGGTGTACCCGTAAGACCCACAATTCGTTTTGCCCTCGGCCTTACTTTTAGTAAACTTTTAAATCTTTTTGCACCATAGGACTTAAAGGATGATAGTTCATCAATGACCATCATATCGAAATTAAAAGGGATACCACTTTTGTTTACCAACCAATCAACATTTTCTCTGTTTATAAGATAGACACTTGCAGGTTTCCTAAGAGCCGCCAATCGCTCCTGTTCTGTGCCGATGGCTACCGAAAACTCTAGCCCTTTTAAATGCTCCCACTTATTTATCTCAGCTGGCCAAGTATCCCTTGCTACTCGAAGTGGGGCAATGACCAGAACCTTTCCAATTTCAAAACTATCAAGACATAAATCAAATATAGCCGTTAGAGTAATGACGCTTTTGCCAAGACCCATTTCTAAAAACACCGCAGCGATGGGATGCTTAAGTATGAAGTTCGTTGCATAGGTCTGATATTTATGAGGATTGTATTTCACCAAGTATCCCTCCAATCTGCTTAACATCATCAATGACATAGCAGGTAAAGCCTAACTTCTGTAATTGCTTTATTCTTCTAATCTGTAACAGGCGAGGTTTCTTTCCGGGAGCCTTTAATTCCACAAAAGCCATCTTCCCATGCGGTAAAAGCACTAGGCGGTCTGGCATCCCATCTAAACCCGGACTAACAAACTTCGCAGCAATGCCTCCCATCTTTTTTACCTCAGCCACCAGTTTCTTTTCTATATATTTTTCAAGCATAAATACCTCCCATATAAAAAGGCTCGGAACAAGAAAACAACTTTGACCCAATTTTCCTATACGCGCGTGTATACGTGTATGCACAGGCTACTATTACTTCTTTTTACTATTTATAAATAAATAGGATACTTCTTGTTCCACTTGTTCCGAACCGTTGATTTTCCTTATCATTACTAACTTTAGGGAAAGAACCAGGATGGGAACAATGTAAGGTACAACTTAGCGTTGTTCCTCGACTCGGGAATAAGCTCGTTGCTTTCCGTAGACAGGAAACGTCACAACACCATTCTTGTTCCCAGTGTACTTGTTCCACTCACTGATCTTTCTCATAATGGCACCGATGGCATAGGAATCTGAAGGCTTTAGCATGGATGCCTCTTTACCGAAACACTCACACCAAATCTCCATATTGCAGACAAGGGTTCTTTGTACTGTTCCAACCCGGGTGCCGCCGCCAAATTCGCTACCGCCAAGGAAATTTCTACGCTCGTACAAAGACATCGTGTCCCAATCATCCGGCAAGAGCGTATCCAAGTAAGTACGAACCAGTCCTTCTCGTTCATCTGTTTCCATAGCATCTGCCTGTTCACTAGTTGCCATGGATACATCATCACCTTCAAGGTAGAGTTTTTCGCCCTTCTCATAAAGCTCTAGTGTCTCTGCCCAAATCTGCTGTACTTCCTCTTTGGTCATCTGCCAAGCTTTCTTTTTACTGTTTCCGCTAATACGGACTGGCCAGAATCTGCGGTTGCCTGTAATATCCCGAAGAAATCCGCTTTCTGCATTGGTAGAACCTACAATTACGCATTGACGGGGATGGCTTTCGACGTTGACACCATAACTGGCACGGTACTTATCATCCGCCCTCGAAATAAAGGACTTCACAATCTCCACATCCGTCTTACGCATTCCGGCAAGCTCACCCAGTTCCAACAACCAATATCCTTGAAGTTTTTCAGCACCAGATTTATCTTTCATGTCCGTAATGGTCAAACTATCTGAAAACCAATCTCCAGCAAGCTTAGCAAAGAAGGTTGATTTACCGATGCCTTGAGGACCATTTAAGATAAGAACACTATCAAACTTTGTGCCTGGTCTATAAATACGGGCTACCGCCGCAACCATCGTTTTGCGAATAATTGCCTTTGTATAGGAATTTTCTGTTGCACCGAAATAATCAATAAGTAGATTTTCCACTCGACAAATACCATCCCATTTTGGCAGGGAGTCAAGATACTCCTTAACAGGATGGTAGGCTCGTTCTGACGCTACCGCCAACACAGCATCCTTGGTCTTGGTAGGAGAATAGACTCCGTATTTGCTGCTTAAGTACACCTTCAGCAGTGCATTGTCCGAATCATTCCAACCACATTTAATCTGTTCCCAAGGCAGACCACCTTTGGCATCAATACCATCACGGTGGCAGTTGAAAGCGATATGCTGTAATTCCTTATCATGTCGAATAATTAAGACGATGTTGTCCAAAGTGTCTTTTATCCGACCTTGCTTATCCAATTCCAATCCCGTCTGCCAATCCTCTTCACTAAACTCCTCTTCAGCCTGGGCCTGCCTTTCCTTAGCAAACTCAGCTTTCACCGCTTCATCTTTTATAGCAAACTCACACATTGCCACAAAAGACGGCATCCTACTAGGAGCCGTTGTAGTGGAAGCTCTATCATCTAAAGAGCCGAATTTATGAATACGAACGAGGTCAAAAGCATTGAGGAGCAGGCCGCTTGCTGGGTCGGTGGCATGGTGGCTGTATGCGAATTTATCATCATAGATAATTACACCCGCACTACTATCAGCTGGAATATAGTCATAGCGCCCTTCCATAGCAGATGGCGCATAAACTGCACCTAAAAATTTATCAATTGCTTCACGAACGGAATAGGCACGACAGAAAGTTCCTACCACACCTTCCTTTAAAAGCGGATCGGCTTGTTCTCTAAGATTGCGATTAATAACCTCAGACTGCCTGCTTGATACTGGCCAAGTTGACGTATCTCGCCAGTTTTCATATTTTGCAAGATAAATATCCGGGTCAAGTAATGCTCCATCCTGCTCTTCGTAGACAAATTCACCATTAGAGGAAGTGGATGGCCAATACATAAGGCGATGGGCTTCATATGTCGTATCATCAAAAAGGTCAATACCGATTTCTTTTGCCACCATACGTCCAACGGCTGCATATTCTTCTTCACTGACCTCGCGGGCAAGAGGAACAATAAGTCTGAGTCTCGGATTTTCCGGTGTGTGCTTATGAGTGGAGTAAACGCAACATTTGAAGTCACAAAGCATGCTGATTTGTTCCCAGATATCCGGTCTACCGTAATCCATATCAAGGGTAAGAAAAGAACGACACAGAACATTGCCCTTCTTTCGCCTTCCTTCTTTTAAATGTCCCCCGACAAAGCCGCCCACGTCTTTGATATCATCTTGCTGGCCTTTTTTAAGTTTCCGATATTCTTCTACCATTTCTGTAGTACGTTGGGTTGTCTTTACACGGGAGCAAAAATCCTCCCAGGAGATATCTTTGTTTTTCCATTTCCTATCCATCCGGCTATTGCCCACTGCAATTTTCATAAGCTTTCAACCTCCTCATGCTCCGGATTAAAATACCTGACCGTTTGTCTGCGTTTCTTGGCTACTTCAATTTTCCTCGCCATACCGCTTGAGATGGTATTGCCCAGCACCCACACCTCGGAGCATTTACCCATAAGTACAATGTCCATAAATATGGCACGTTCTCGTTCCTCTGGGTTTTCATCATCCATAAACTGCGGAAACATAAGGTGGGGAGCAATTGGGATACAGTTTTGGTCTAAGGCAAACCTGCAAAAACTGCGAGCCTTTTTAATGTTTCCTTCTACATCACCGGAATAGGGAGAACAGATATATACAAGCGGCTTAAAGGCAGATTTTTTCTCTGCCTTTTCCTTTCTTATTATGTTAGTCAGTGCTTCATGGGGAGTTGGGTCATGGTATCCTTCATGGTTAAATTTGTTGATTCCCATTACACACCCTCCATTTCTATCTGAGGCAAAATACCGTCCGCCTTCATCAGTTCGTAAATGAAGAGTCTGCCTTTTTGAGTCCAATATGTATGGACCTTTGTATGCTGCTGCCCGTTACTGCCTAGGTAGCTATGTGTCTTAGTGCTGGTGTAGCCTTTTTCCGCATGCTTCTGATATAAAAGCCAAATGCCGCCTTGTTTAAACTGGATGCCCTTTTTATTAAGATAGCGGTTCATCCAAATAGCTGACTTGCCGTAATCTTTGGCAATTGCTGATGTGGAAATGAGGTCTTTGCAATTTAAAACCACATCGTAATAAGAGACTTTCGGTTTCATTTCTGCAATTTGCTGATTCTGAACAGCAACTGTACCTTCAAGCACTTTATTTTGTTTCCTTACTTGTGTTAGCTGTTGATTGGCAATCTGAAGTGCCCTTGCCATGATTGCTTCTGGGGAATTCCATCTTCTTTCTATTTCAAGAAAGTACCCGCGGCACTCTTTCCCTTTTGGAGTACGCTGTATCATGCATAGCTCTTTTGCCATGTCAATTGTTAACTGATGGTCTATGCTTGGTCTGCCTCCAGTACTTTCGCTCAAAAATGAGCTAAAGTCTGACCCTTCCTCAAATCCGTACTCACACATTCTTGGAAACCAGTCTTTATAAGCGGTCTTTACTTCCAAGGCTTCATGTAAATCACGACCGAGTACGGTTGGTCGTTGATTTTCATAGTTGATTTTTACTAATTCGTCCATACGAATTACCTCCTGCAATATAGTCAGAGAGGAAACCCCTCTACCTAATAGCCACAGGAGGTAATGATTGTTGAGGATTTTGAAAAAATAAATTAGACATCCGGATTGTTGTTCGAAATTTGTATATGTAAAATAGATTTAAAAGGTTGATTCAGTAATTTTCTACTTTAAGAAAAGAGAAAAACAGTCATTTTGGGCATCATCTTTGATCTATGACCTGGATGAGTAAGGTTGGTAGAGCCTCGAGGAGAATCAATTAAAATAAAAAATACAGAGCGAGAAATTCTCACTCTGTATTTTTTATTTACATCATTCACTTATCGTTTTTACTAGATGTTATTTTACGAGTGGCTAAAGCTATGATCCCACCAACTACAATAAATACAATGTCCAAAACGATTTCCAACCCTTGAAACGCATCAATATAATTTACTAAAAACCAACTTTTTCCTCCATTAGTCAAATGATTGATTAATCCGCCTACTCCCTGAATAATAAAAAGTAGACTGAGTCCACTGATAATTTCTTTCATGATGAACACCTCTTTAATATTTTTTCTAATTTAATATGCCCCTAAGACCGATATTAAAAAAAACTGCACCTATGACTCCTGTCGCTACCAAGAGTGAAGAGATTGGAGCTTCATTTAATTTTGACCTGATTTTAACAAGAAATTGTTGCAATCTTTCTTTAAATATAATATTAACCCCTAACAGTAACAGAGAAGGAAGCACCATTACTAGATTGTATCCAATTATTATTAAGATAGCAGGTGTAGCATCAATTGTTTGATGATTCATTAAAAAGATTGAATAAAAGTAAGGCAATGCCGTTACAAATTCAATTAGGAAAACAATGATTCCTAATATAATCATCCCTTTAATTGTTGTATTTTTGGGGATAAATGAAATTAAACGTTTTTTTGTAGTCTCTTTTGGTTTACTGAAGCTTATTAGAACAAGAACTGCTCCAAGTAGGATATAAAACCAATTGATAAAGTCAAACTGAGACAATTGTTCTATTCTCTTCAATAATGAATTTCCACCAGAGTAGAGTAATAAACCCGTGATGAAATAGCCTAACTGCGTGATGAATAAAAACACAAATAAACGAGAAGGTAACTGATTCGGTTGTGTCAGTAATAAATAGGCTGTTACAGTCAGTACACCGGGACTTAAAATATCAATTAAAGCACACAAAGAAATAATCATTAATGCTGAAGAAATGTCTAATGATGAAGAAGGCATCAATGCTTCAATAGTTTCGATCAAACAAACTAGTCCTCCTTTAAATGTTGTGGTATTATCTATTTAACACATCGTGCTATAAAAAGATAATAACACACTGCGCTAAATAAAGGAAGTGATTTTTATAATGCCAAAAATTGTTGATCATGATGAAAAGCGCAAACAAATTGCTGAGGCTGCATGGAATATTATTAGGAAAGAAGGGGTTGAGAAAGCGTCTATACGAAGAGTTGCAGCTGAGGCAGGGATATCTTCTGGTGCGTTAAGACATTATTTTTCAACTCAAGATGAAATGTTATTATTTATTATGAATTACTACTTAGAAGAAGGGAAAAAACGTTCTCAAAATAAAGAATGGTCAGAAAACCCAGTGCAGGCAGTAGAAGAAGTTTTATTAGAGCTAGTACCAATAGATGAAGAAAAGAAAATTGAAACGAGTGTTTGGTGGATTCTTGCATTACGTTCACTTACAAGTGATACAATAAGGGACAAAAAAGATGAAATGACGGACGGTACATATGAATTAGCAAATTCAATGATTGAAATCTTAGCTCTAAAAGGCGTATTATCAGATTCAATGAATGCAGAATTAGAAAAGAGTAGGTTAACGGCATTAATAGAGGGATTGTCGATTCATGCTTTATTAAGACCTGATGTATACTCTCCAGAAAAGGTGAAGGAAGTTATTCGTTATCATTTAGAGACACTCTGCAATAAAATCAATTAAGCTAATCGGTCGATGTATCAATTATTGTCCCATGTGTTTTTAATAGATTTAGTCTTACCCCTTGATTTATTATTAACTTTATAGAGAGAGGAGTCAAAATCGGTTCTTTCACTATATTTCTTCAAGATTCGAATTTTAACCCTTTATTCCACAAAAATGGAGCGTTTATTAAACAAACAAGATAGCACGTACCGGTCATAAAATAAGTGCTATCCTGTTTTCATTATTTAAAAATTGAAGGTCTTTTAACCTCCTCCCACACGATTACCAATTAATTTAATCTTTTTGATAAAACTGACACTCATAACCATCAGCACTAAGCAACAGGCCATTTGCCCATGTTGGTATCTTAGCCATCTGTTCACAGATAGCGGAAAGTGACATCCTCATGTCCGCTTCAATTATAATTTCATCGTGCACATGAGCCACAATGGAACAATTCTTTAACGTCTGCATGGCATGGCACAAAATGTCACGACTGATTGCCTGGACAATATTCTCTACAAATTTTGGCCCATAGCTGTCGATTCTTTCCCATTTCTTCGTCCCACCAACGCCTTCGTAAGTAACAGACTCACCGCCGAACACGTTCTCTCCCATACGAGGTTTCACATAAGAAAGCCGTCTGCCGGAAGGGAGGACAATAAAGAGCATCCCACTTTGATAGATAAATTTAATGCCATGTGTCTCTGTGGGAGTTTTTTGCTTAACACAGGTTTTTACTGCTCGGTCAACATCCCACCAAAGTTTTGTGATATTGGGATTGGATTGTCTCCAAGCCGTTACAAGGGGCTGAAGTTCCTCTTCTTCAATTCCCATCTCCAAAGCACCCATTGATTTTAATGCTCCAACAGATCCACCATAACCGAGGGCAAGTTCGGCTATTTTCCCTTTCTGACGAAGGTGACCGTTCACACCATGCTTTTCAACAGGTACATTAAACATCTGAGAGGCACTGGCACAGTAGATGTCACCGCCGTTTTGGAATACATCTATTCTCCATTTTTCACTTGCAAGCCAAGCAATGACGCGAGCCTCAATCGCTGAAAAATCTGCCACAATGAACTTCATACCTTCTCGCGGTATAAAAGCAGTACGGATAAGTTCCGACAGTACCTCTGGGATTGAATCATAGAGTAAAGTAAGAGCATCAAAGTTTCCGCTTCGAACTAAAGCACGAGCCTGTTCTAAATCGGGCATATGGTTTTGGGGGAGATTTTGCAACTGAATCAGCCTGCCAGAGAATCTGCCGGTTCTGTTGGCTCCGTAAAACTGAAGCATTCCTCTTGCACGACCGTCACTACATACCGCATTTTCCATTGCTGTGTATTTTTTCACTGATGATTTTGCAAGTTGCTGGCGAAGTTCCAAAACAGTGCCTAGTGGTTCAGGAGCCGTCTTTAACATCTCAGCAACTGCTTTTTTACCAAGAGTATCTGTTTCTAGCCCATTATCGGCAAGCCAATCTTTCATTTGTTGTACAGAATTTGGATTCTCTAAATTGGTTATTTCTTGCATTGTATCCATTAGCTTTTCACGGGAATGTTCATCTATTGCACCAGCCTGTTTTACGAAAGTCATGTCAATGGCAATGCCACGATCATTGATGACCTGGTCGAGATGATATTCCTCCCAGATGTTCTCAGGCATCGGAAACTTAGATAATTTCTGTTGTATAGACATCTCGGCTTCCACATCACGAAGGTTATATGCTTTAAACCGCTCCCATTTATCCATGTCATGTTCTGGCAGATTACGAACTCGACCACCATTTGATTTAGTTGGGGAGCAAGGTGTACAGAAATATTTAATGAGGTCTTTACCCTCTGCTAACTTTTGTTTCTCCAAACCTAGAACTGCACCAACTCCCTCCAAAGAAAGAGGTAATCCCATATATGCCGACCATATCATGGAACATTTCCAGGATACAGGAGCAAGATAATCTGCAAGGTTAAGCCATTTTGATAGACACACACGCTCAAACATTGCATTGAAAGCCCACTTGGTAACGGAATCATCCATAAGTGCGTTTATAATTTCATCGGGGATTTCTTCCCCGATGGCAAGGTCAACCACCTGTACTTCACCGCCATCCACCGAATAACCAAATAGTAGAATTTCAAAATCATCACTCTCTGCATAACGGTAAACTCCAGACTTTTGAAGGTTGGCACTACTAAATGTTTCAATATCAATAGAAATAGAATTCATGTATTACCGCCCTTTCCAATGCAAACGAGGTGGCAGAAGAACAACCTCCACCACCTCGTCTGTATTTATTCCTTATGCTAGAAAATCATCATCATCAATAGTTGTGAAGTCATCAGCTGCATTGGTTCTTCCCCCTAAAGGCTCTCCATCTCTTATCTTCTGGATGTTGCCAAGACCACATGCTACACCCTTATTGCCATTAGAGTTAAAAGCATAGAAATTTAGGGATACTCTTGCATAACAACCGCTGTAAACCTCGTTGCGATCCAAGATAGGTCTAACCGCTTTATCTACTATTTGGGGTGGCGTCTTGCTGTTGGCATTTACAAAGTAATGTCCTTTGTAAGCCTCGTCATCACGTTCTACGTCACCATCTCGAAGTGGCAGTTTAATAGCCGCCTTATTCGGCTTTTTACCACCAAACTTTGCAACGCCCTCTTCAATGGCTGCATCTACTGCTGCATTGATAGCATTGATGGTTTCCTTATCTGTTTTGGGAATCAATACGGATACGCTGTACTTTTCCGCTCCACCATTGATGGATACCGGCTCCCAGCCGTGAAAGTAACTAAGACGTGTGTTGACACTTGTAACAACCTTTGTTCTGTTTTGATTATTCATATTCCTATTCCTCCGTTATCTCGTTAAATTCGTTTTTTACGTTTGATATATTCATAGCCTGCCGCTTATCCGAAAGCGGAACCAGCGTTGGCTTCCCTGGTGGTTTATGTATGAGACCACCGAGGATTTCTTCAAATTTCTTTTTACCCATCAGCTTCTGCATTTCCGTAAGGGTAATGAGACTCTGACGATAGATATCCTTATAGCCGTTTGCCTTGGCTACTTCAGCCACAGCCTCTTCGTCCTTATATTTACGGATAGACCTGCCCTCGACTACCTTAAAACCGTGCCACTCTTTCCCGTGATTAACAGCAGCATCCGTGGCATAAGCAATGATTTCATTTGCCCACTTTGTAAGATCGGACAATTTAGAGAGAACTTCCTCAATTTCAGAATCCGTAAGCAGGGGTGGCAGTTTAAATTCCATCTGTGCTAATTTCAGCTTTTCTTCTGCTCTTGCACGGCATTTAACAGCCGCTCGGCAGAAAGTACACCACTCACCGGTCAGATATTCACCTTCACCGTCATAGGCCTTTTTCGCCTTTGGTTTCAGTTCATTTTCTGCCCAGTCCTTTAATTCCTTTACCGGGATTGTCCATGTGCTGACATTTTCCCTGCGGGGTTGGAAGATGGTCATGGAAACCTCCTCGATATCGTACAAGCTATCGTAGATTTCTAAAGCACCAAGGGCATACAATTTCATCTGCGGGTTTTCCACTGCATCTACTAACACACCCATGCCATACTTAAAATCGATAATATGAAGCTTTTTATCGCCAATAATGATGCAATCACCAGTTCCGAACCCCTGGGGTACATAGCAAGAAAAATCAAGACGTTGTTCAATAAGTATTAACGGGTCCGTACAGCTTTGCCTTGCCAGTTCCAGCTGCTCCATTACAAATTCCACATAGGCATCGCTGTGTTCTTCCATTTCATCAGAGTTATACACCGAGACTGGCCGTTTACTTCTCATGTGAAGTGCTTTTTTAAGTTTATGTTCACAGAGAGCATGAGCGGCGGTACCTTCAGCGGCTGCATTGGATTCACTATTTTCAAATTCCAGTTCCAATCTTGCAGAAGGAAGGCAATTAAGCCACCTATGGGACCCCGATGCGGAAAGTACTGCGTGATCACTCATTACCTAGTACCTCCGCATCTTTCAATATATCTGCATAATGTTTCGGGTCAACTTCGCTTAATTTAGAGCCACCGTATTTTTGGATAATTTCCCTCACTTGAGAAGTAAGACCGACTTGACTCTTTTCAGCGAGTTTTGCTCTGACTTCCTCCAGAGCGATCTCCTTTTTCTTTGGCGCAGGTTCTTTTACAGGTGTAGTCGGTTCTTTTGCTTCGACAGGTTCATTGCTCGCCATCGCATCAGCAACCGCTTGTACGCTGTCTGCCAAAGAGCGCATATCAGAAACCACATCAAGAAGTAGTTTGATTTTGCTCATGGTTTAATCCTCCCTCCTTAATCTCACTGATGGCGAGTTCTTGTACTGTGTCACCCGGAACAAGGATAGTCAGTTTCTGCTTATCACCAAGTAAGAAACGAAGGAAACGCTCCCTTATAGTGACATTACGGCAAGTTACAATCCCGCCAGTCTGTGGAGTTTTTGAAACACTGATTTTCAAGTTGTGTTTCATGTTCTTCACCTCTTTCCGAGAGCGTTTATGTGTTGCCCTCTATCTA